TTGTAAGACATCATGGCGCGTCCATAGTAGAAAGAGTTACCATTCACAAGAACTTTCATCTTCAATTTGCATCGAAGGTTCCTGAAACGATTAATCTTCTCCAAAACATCGGAGTTGCCAAAAAAGTCAGACCAAGGGTTGAATACTTCATACAGTTGTGCGTTGGGAGTCCATGAATACTCGCGAATCTTAAGGGGTCGTTGTAAAAAGTCACCCAATTGAGCATCTGAGAAAGCAGCCACAGAAGTGGTAGCATCTGGAGATGAATCGATGTCGTAAGTCCATGGTGTATCACCATCCACAAAGTGTACTGTCTGTGCACTCGTTTCCTTAGCAGTTTTTGTTACCGTAGAGCCGGCAACGGGTGGTGAACTATCACCATTATTATCATTATAATTAGAAGTAGGCTATATTTTGAACATACTTAAGAACCTCTGCCCAGAGAATTCAAAAGCAACTACGTTTACTTGGCTGACGAGGCCCCCGGTAAAAACCGGTACTCCAACTGGCAGAGTGTCAACAAATACAAAGCTGTTCACAAAGACATATAAACGGGTAAATTAGTGAAATGTGCAGTAATCCATATATACAAGCCCATTTTAAACTTAGCCCACGCATGGGTGCGGGGAGGATCATTTTAGCGACATATCCGGGTCGGGGACCTGCTTACTCACCAGCAGAAACCCACTCATCACCGACAGAAGTTACATATTCTTCTTCGGCAACAACTTCAACATCAGGCTGCATGTAACGGACCTTGAAATGTTCAAGACGATCTTCATAAGACTCGTCCAACATATCACAAAAGTCAGTCAACTTGCACCTGTCAGCTACCTTCTTCATCTGAGTACGACGAAGTTCATAGACCTCCTTACCATGCTGCCACCACTCACGTAGTGCACCATCAATATTGGAAGAAGATTGATCCTCAAGAGAAACAACTTTAGACTCTAACACAGTGTGCAAAGACTTAAAAATAGATGTCTCATCCAAGGAACCATGAATAAGGCCAGTATCGGGATTGTAATGATTGTGACGCTTCAAAAAGTCAGCATCCTTATCTAACATATAAGGTGTTGGATCAGATGTCTTGTCAGGCATCGTGAACACCATATCCCTTTCCTGTAAGAATTGGGCATAAGAAATGTGATTAAACCAATCATAACCTTTAGCAACAGATCCTTTCACGTCATCACCATATGTCATCATAGATGTAACACAGCGAAAAGGCAAAGGGGGACCTTCAGCAGCAGGCCAAAGATGGAAATAAGCACAACGAAGTTGCAACGAATTAACGATGCAGTTAATGTACACAGTGAGATTTTGTCCCGAAGGATTAGATCCACAGTGAATAATCAAATCTCCATTATAAGCAACACACGAGTAAGCGACTTCCGTGGCAACGCCACGCATAATAGTCAAATCATCCTCAGTGTAAGTTCCACACTTCTCAGCGATTTCAATAAGCACTTGAAAAGCAGCCAGAATCAATTGAGCAGGCATACGCAAGTCATACTTACTATAATCGCCAGCCAAAATTCTGTCTTCCCCATGCGACCGCATGTGCTTAGCCAGTTGATCCCATTCAGGACCTTGAGCATTCACACCAACGGCGCACTCCGAAACAATTGGGAACAACGACAACATACGTGCCAGAGGCAAGAAGTATTGCCT